AAAAGAAATGGAAGATACGGCTGCTGGTAAAGAGACAAGAGACATGACTAGATCACAAATAGTCAAGTCAACATTCAGAGTATTAACATTAAAATTAGGTAAGGCTGGCATTCCATTGATTATGACCAATCACACTTATGATGTTATTGGTTCTATGTTTCCACAAAAAGAAATGGGTGGTGGTTCAGGCTTGAAGTATGCCGCTTCATCAATCATCTACCTAAGTAAGAGAAAAGATAAAGACGGTACCGAAGTAGTTGGTAATATTATTCATTGTAAAAATTATAAGTCAAGGTTAACAAAAGAAAACGCTATGATTGATGTTAAGTTAACATACAAAACAGGACTAGATAGACACTATGGTTTACTAGAACTTGGCGAACAAGCAGGTGTATTTAAGAAAGTATCTACAAGATATGAAATGCCTGATGGTTCTAAAGTATTTGGCAAAAACATTAATGAGAGTCCTGATAAATATTTTACAAAAGAAAATTTAGATAAAATTGATGAATATGCCAAAAAAAAATTCACTTACGGACAAGACGAAGAATAAACGATACGTTTTTGCTCAAAAACAAGGTGACGATTTCAGTTGTATAAAACTAACTGAGGGCGTTTATAAAGATATTGTTTATAAGTACAATCATGTCAAGTTTTCTCAAACAGAAAATGAAGATGGCAAAATACCGTTAAAATTTACATTTGACATTTTATCAAACCCTAGTGAAGCCAGCATTGACACGGACGAATTTAAAGTGTATATTGGTGACATACTAGTAGAATTAGTGGAAGAACAACTTAAAAATGGGTCTATCATCTTTGAATAATAACGAAAGAATTGAAATAACTATACTGAGAAATTTAGTCTTTAATGAAGACTTTACTCGTAAAGTAATACCTTTTATTAAATTACATTATTTTAATAAAAGAGAAGAACAGTTATTATTTAATCAGATTGACAAGTTTGTACAAGAGTATAAAAATTTACCTAGTAAAGAATCTTTATTAATAGAACTTAATCAAAGAAAAGATATTAACGAAGAACAACTAAAATCTGTAAAAGAAATTTTAACTACATTACAACACGAAGAAGTTGAACAACAATGGTTGTTAGATACAACTGAAAAGTTTTGTAAAGATCGTGCTGTTCATAATGCTGTATTAGAAGGTATTAAAATATTAGATGGCAAAGATAAGAAACAATCACCAGAGGCAATACCAAGTATTTTATCAGACGCTCTTGCTGTTTCATTTGATAACCATATAGGGCATGATTACATTGGTGACGCTCAAGCTAGATTTGACTGGTATCACACTAAAGAAAAAAAATATAAGTTTGATTTATCTTTCTTTAATAAGATTACAAAAGGTGGTGTGCCTAGTAAAACTTTAAATGTTGCTCTCGCAGGTACAGGTGTAGGTAAATCTTTGTTTATGTGTCATGCTGCTTCAGCATTTTTAACACAAGGAATAAACGTATTATATATTACTTTAGAAATGGCTGAGGAAAGAATTGCTGAAAGAATAGACGCTAATTTATTTGATGTAACAATAGATGATTTACATGAAATGCCTAAACAATTGTATGATACTAAACTAACTAAATTACAAGGTAAAACTACTGGTAAATTAATTATTAAAGAATATCCTACTGCTTCTGCTCATAGTGGTCATTTTAGAAGTTTACTGAATGAACTAGCATTAAAGAAAAGTTTTAAACCACAAGTTATCTTTATTGATTATTTAAATATTTGTGCTAGTGCTAGATTTAATGGTGGTAATATATCATCTTATTTCTATATCAAAGCTATCGCTGAAGAATTAAGAGGTCTTGCTGTTGAGTTTGATTTACCTATCTTCACTGCTACACAAACAACTAGAACTGGTTTTGTTAGTACAGATATTGGCTTAGAAGATACATCTGAAAGTTTTGGTTTGCCAGCAACTGCTGACTTTATGTTTGCTCTTATGTCAAATGAAGAACTAGAGGCGTTAGGTCAAATGAAAGTAAAACAATTAAAGAATAGATATAATGATCCTTCTATGAATAGATCATTTATTATAGGTGTTGACAGACCTAAAATGAGATTGTATGATGTTGAGAACTCAGCACAGAATATAGTAGATAGTAACCAACAAGAAACAAAAGAAGAGTATCCTACGCCTGACCAGTCATATGATAAGTTTTCTGATTTTAAATTATAATGCCAAAAAATAAAATACAAAAAGTAAGATTTCATAAAGGTGATCAAAGACCTGGTCCTGTCACTGGTAACTTAACATATCGTAAAAGAATGATAAAGTCAGGCAGTGATATTAAGTGGCAAGTTGTTGAATATCCTAGAAAAGTAGTAGTAAGTACGTTCTTTTTTGAAGAAGACGCTACAGAATTAGTTAAATTTCAAAATAAACACAAAGTATGGAAAGAAAATGGTGGTATTCCTATGTTTTTGTGTTCTAATAATTATAAATAATAGTACATCAAACAATTGATTTATATGGAACAAGTGATAATATTAATGGAATATATGAGAGAGAAATGTTTAGTTTTAAAGGATTCATTACAAAAGACAAGAATACCCATTTAGAGCATTTAGAAGACGATATAATTAATCGTGGTTCTAAGGGTGGCAGAAACGCCGTAAACTTCTTAAAGTCTATAAGAAACATGCTTGCTGGTTCGTCTGGCAAAAAAGTCAATATGACTGTAAAATGGGACGGAGCACCAGCTATAATTTGCGGTATCAATCCAGAAAACGGTAAATTCTTTGTTGGCACAAAGGCAGTATTTAATAAAACTCCCAAAATAAACTATACACCTGCTGATATATCAAAAAATCATAGTGGCGGATTAGCGTCTAAATTAAACATAGCATTAAAAGAACTTAAAAAATTAAATATCTCTGGCGTTCTACAAGGAGATTTTTTATTCTCTCAATCAGATTTGAAAACAGCTAACATTGATGGTGATAAGATGATTACTTTTACACCTAATACCATAACTTATGCTGTGCCTGTTGGTTCAGATATAGGTAGAAAAATACTTAGAGCAAAAATGGGTATTGTATTTCATACTAGTTATAGTGGTAAAAACCTAGACAGTATGACAGCAGGTTTCGGTACTGTTAGAAGTAGATCAGGTATAAGCTCAGTATTTTTAGCAGACGCTGCCTATAAAGACGTAAGTGGCTCTGCTAAATTTACAAAGTCAGAATTATCATCATTTGATTCATTAATAAGAAAAGCTGAAGGATCGTTAAGTAAAGCAGGTCCTATATTAGATGAAATGAGTAAATCAACATCTGATAGTTTATCAATAGGTTATAGATTAAAAACATTTTTTAACTTTTACATTAGAAATAGTAAAGGTGGTATGGCAAAAGTTAAAACATTACAAGATATGTTTAGAAACTATTACGAGGCTTTTGTACAACAAGAAATAGAAGCAAGAAAAACAGAAAAAGGTAAAGAGAAATATAGACAAGTATTAAAACAAGGTCTTAGTTTCATAGACAAAAATCAAACAGCATTATATATGTCAATCGCTTCACATGTTAGTTTACAAACATGTAAGAATACTTTAGTTTCAAAACTATCTCAGATACAAAGTATAGGACATTTTTTAAGAACATCAAATGGTTATAGAGTTACAGCACCTGAGGGTTTTGTAGCAGTTGATAGTGGCGCAGGCGCTGTCAAGTTAGTAGATAGATTAGAATTTAGTAGAGCAAACTTTACTGCTGATAAAGATTGGGTAAAAGGATAATGTTAGGATTTAATAAATTTATGAATTTGACGGCACAAAGAAAGTGTCCTGAGGGATATAGATTTGATGAAAAACTAAAAGTCTGTGTGCCTAAATTTGGGGGTAGAGGTTATTATGGTTTTGGCGCAGGCAGACCTAGTACAGATACTAGTACAGATAGCGAAGCCGATAATGGTGCCGACAGTAATGGCAACGGAAATGGCAATGGTAATGGTAACGGTGGTAACGGCGGAAACGGAAACGGACAATGAATTATAAACAACTAATCAGAGAAACAAACTTTGAAAAAATGTTGAATGAGGGTGTTTATGACCCAGGAATATTTAAAGCATTTTTCTTGGCAGGTGGACCTGGTTCAGGTAAAACATTTGTGACTGGTAATGCTTTTGGTGGTACTGGTTTAAAACTTGTAAACTCTGATACTTCTTTTGAAAGAGGGTTAACAAAAGCAAATCTTTCAATTAAAATGCCAGATGAAGAAGAATACTTTAGAAATATTATAAGACAAAGAGCTAAGACAACGACTGGTAATCAGTTAGACAAATACTTAGAGAGTAGATTAGGTGTAGTTATTGACGCTACAGGTAGAGATTATAATATAATACAAAGACAAGTTAATAATTGTAAAGTTTTAGGATATGATTGTTATATGGTTTTTGTTAATACAAGTTTAGAAGTGGCATTACAAAGAAATCAAAATAGACCTAGAACACTTCCAGAGTATATTGTTAAGACTAGTTGGAACACTGTACAACAAAATATAGGTAAGTTTCAATATCTATTTGGCAGATCAAACATGGCAATCATAGATAATAATAAAAGTGACAAAGAGTTAGTTACTGATACATTAAGAAAAGCCTCTAACTTTGTTAGATCACAATTAATGAGAAAACCAAATAATATAATTGCTAAGACTTGGATAGCAAAAGAATTACAAATGAAAAGATTAGGAATAAAATAATGTATTTTTCAGAAAGTATCATAGACATTCCTAGAAAAACATACGCTAAAGGTGTGTTTGATAATGCTGATACTGAAAATCCTAAATTAAAAGCTGGTGTTATTGCTATGATTAAAAAACAAATAGCACAGTTTGAAAAATATGCTCCTGTTGAAAAGTTTTCACTAATAGGTTCTATCTTAACTAAAAGATATAGAGCAGACGCAGACTTAGACATTAATGTATTGTTTAATGTACCAGTTAGTGAACGTGAGCCAATGAGAAAAGCACTCGCAAAAAATTTAAAAGATATAAATGGTAAACTAATACCTGGCACAAATCATCCTATTAACTATTATGTTATTACTGATCCTGATTTAAAGAAAAAGAATGACGCTATGGCAGATGGTGTATTTGATGTAGAAGAAAATAAATTTATTAGAAAACCTGAAGGTGATACTTTTGAGCCTGAAAAATATGAAGCAGAGTTTCAAAAAAGAGTTAGAGAATTAGATGTAGTACAAGGCGAATTAAAAAGAGATTTAGTTGATTATAAAGAGTTGACTGAATTATCAGATGATGATATACTAAACTTACAAGAACTAATAGGTAAAAAATTGTATGAGATAGAAGACAGTATAAAAACTTTAGTTGATATTGGCGATGAAGTATTTAAACAAAGACAAGACGCATTTGATAATGATATGTCACCAGATGAAATCAAAACTTTTGGTAAGAAACATAAATTACCTAAAAATGTTATTTACAAATACTTAGAAAAATATCATTATATGAAAATGTATAAAAAATTAAAAGATATATTAGAAGATGGTGAAATAACAGATGATGAGATTGATTCTATTGACGAAGCACCTAAAAAAACAATCGCATTTACATTCGGTAGATTTAATCCACCTACAATAGGGCATGAAAAATTAATTAAGAAAGTAAAAAGTATATCAGCAAATGATTACAGAATTTATTTAAGTAGAAGTGAAGACCCTAAAAAGAATCCTTTATCACCTAGACAAAAACTAGATGTGATGAAAAAAATGTTTCCTCAATATGCTAGTAAGATTATGATTAATCCTACTAACATGATCTTAGATATTGCTACTGATCTATACAAAAAAGGTTTTACAGAAATCTTTATGGTAGTAGGTAGTGATAGAGTAAGAGAGTTTGAAACAATATTAAACAAGTATAATGATGTTAGAAGCAGACATGGCTATTACAACTTTGATAATATAAACGTTGTATCAGCTGGCGAAAGAGATCCAGACGCTGAAGGCGCCATGGGTATGAGTGCTAGTAAGATGAGAGCCGCTGCTTCTAAAAATGATTTAGTTTCATTTAAGAGAGGTTTGCCGTCATCATTTAGAAATGTTGACGCATTAATGAAACAAGTAAGACAAGGTATGAAACTAGCAGCCTCGTATGGCAGTGTAGGACATTTTCAAGGCTATGCCTATAAACCTATTGCTAGTTTAGAACAATTTGAACAAAATCAAATTAGAGATATGTACATTAGAGAAATAGTCTTTAATGTAGGAGATAAAATTAACAACATTAAATTAAACATAGAGGGTAAAGTAGTAAGACGAGGAACAAACTATGTACTTATAGAAGATGAGAATAATAACTTACATAAGTCATGGATTTGGGATTGTTTACCTTTATCGTCTGATAAGGAGGCAATTGTGAGAGAATATAACACAAATGTAGACTATGGTTTTGAAGCAGTATCAAACATAGATGAAGATAAGAAAAGTGGACACACAAGAAATCTGCCACAAGATAAATCAATCGGTTCTAAATCAGGTTCTCAACCTAAAAAATATTACAAAGGGTTGAAAAAAGATGTAAAAGGTAAACGAGACGATTTCTTTAAGAAACAAGATACAACAGATGATAGTCCATCATCATACAAGGCAGCGCCAGGTGATAAAGACGCTAAAACAAAAACAAGTAAACACACTAAGAAATTTAAACAAATGTATGGCGAAACTACAATGAGTGAGGCTTGTTGGAAAGGCTACAAACAAGTTGGTATGAAAAACAAAGGCGGAAAACAAGTGCCTAACTGTGTACCAGAATCAATGTCAATAGAAGACGCAAAAAGAGTTGAGGGGTATATGCCCGAATCTTATGAAATAGGTGCTGATTACGCTAATCACGCCAAAGAAATTACACCAGGTGAGACACCAACTGCTAAACCTATTGATTCAAAAGAACGTGGTAAACCAGTCAAAACAACTACAAGTATTGAGAAAAAAGATATTGAAGAATGGTCAATATCAAACGCCGTAATACATAAATATAAGGAACGTTACAAAGAACAGTGGCGTATAAAATTAGACGAAGTTGTTTTTAAAATGAAAGACAAATTAGATAAAGATAACAACGCATAGGAGATAATATGGCTAAAGAGGATATATGTTTCACAACCAATGATCTAGCAGAAAGAAAAACTGAAGCTGCTAAACAATTAAAAGATGTTAAGGAGATGTTAAAATTAGACCCTAACAACGATTATTTAAATGGTTTGAAAGAAACAATTGAAAAATGGCAAACAGATAATGCCTAGAAGTTTTATTGATGATTTGTTACATAATACCCCTAATTCAGACATGTTCAAAGGTATGAAAACATTTAAACAAGTAAAAAACAATTTACAAGAAGCAGTAGCAACTAAAACTCATTTACAGTATATTAGAGCTAAGACTGCTGGCAATAATCACTTTGAAGCAAGAAGATATATTGCTGATCAGATATTAAGAGATAAAAAATTAGCAGACGCTTATAAAGCATTAGAAGTCATACATGACACATATGGTAGAATTATAGGTAATGACGCTGTTCAACTAAGACAGAGATTAGAAAAAATGCTTATGAGTGATTTAAAAAGAAAAGTCTCAAATTGGGATGAAATTCATTCAGCATTGTAGGAGAAAAAATGATTAGTAGATATAGAAAAACACTAACTCAATCTTTAGAAGAAGTAAAGATTAGAAGTCTTTACATGAAAGGTAAAGAAAAAGAGAGTGTTGAGGTCATAGCTAAAAAATTAGGTATGTCTATCAAAGATGTTAAAAAACTTATGGGCGAAGCGAACACTAACACTGATAGTGATGATGAAAAATCACTTAAAATAAAATTAGATAAAGAAAAAGATACTGATAATGTAGAGAGACAATTGGCGGCTGCTCTAGGTCAAATAAAAATATTACAACAAAAATTAGAAAACGAAAAAAACAAAGCTATCAAACCAGAGCCTAATCCTGATACAGGAGAAGTACCTTTAACGATAGGTGTTGCTAACGCTGAGTTTACTAAGAAAAAAGAAAAAGAAAAAAATGGCGAAGTAAAAGAAGCAGACTTATCAAAATCACAAATTAAAAAAGTACATAAAATGGCTGACGAGTTACCTAAAAAAGATTTCAAAGACCGTTATGGTAAAGAAAAAGGTGACGCTGTAAGATATGCTACAGCAACTAATATTGTTAAGAAGAAAGAAGATATTAAAGAAGACGGCCACGAAGATGTATCATCTTCAAAAAGAATGTGTCAGACTATTATAGAAGACGCAACACAAATTAGAACAAAATTAGATTCAATGTCTGCTGAAGACAAGTTAGATACTTGGTGGACTAATAAGTTAGCTAAATCTGCTGACAACCTAAACTCTGCTAGAGATTATCTTTTAAATCCTGTTGAAGAAGAAAATTGGGATGCTGAAGAAGAAGTAGAAGTAAACGAAACACCTCAAGGATTTGCGTTAGTACAAAAAGCAAAAGAGATTGCTAAAAAGTTTGCTAATAATATGTCTAAGGCTGTGGCAGAAATAGAAAAATTAGAAAAAGGTTTATCAAATAATTCTTCAGTTAGAGACGCTTTACAAAAAGCAAATGAAAGTATAGATGAAGAAAATTTAGATGAGTTTACATCTGATATGATTAAAAGATTAAAAAAATCATATAGTACAATGCCAAAAACAATTTCACCAGAACAAGCAACAGCTCTTTCAAAACACTTAGATAGACTTGATTTAACTTCACTAAAACAATTGGCAAAAGAAAAAATACCATTTGTTACTACACTTGCTAGAAATAAAATTTACAAAAAAACAGGTAAGTTTGAAGAAGTTGATTTAGAAGAAAAAAAATTAACAGTGAAAAAAGGTGACAAAGTTAGAGAAATAAATGACTTTGAATGGCGTACTTATTCACAAATGGGATACAAAATAGTAGATAAGAACGGAGAAGCTATGAAAGAAGATAGATACGAGGGTGCTAGAAGTTTAGTAGAAACTATTAAAGGTTTACAAAACAAAGCTAAAAAAACAGGTATGCCCTATTCAATATTAAAAAAAGTTTACGATAGAGGTATGGCTGCTTGGAAAGGCGGACATAGACCAGGTGCTAGTCAACAACAATGGGCTTTCGCTAGAGTAAATTCATTTGTAACTAAATCCTCAGGAACATGGGGTGGCGCTGATAAAGATTTAGCGAAACAAGTAAGAGGAAAATAATGAGTAAATATTTAAAAACAAAAGATGGTTCTATTGAGTCTGCTGTATTAACTTCAGTTGTGACACCTAAAGAAGAACCTAAAGTAGAAAGAAAAGAATACAAACCAGCAACTTATCTAGGTCATAGAAAAGGGTCATTAGCTGACGCAATTGTACAATCAGTTAATGAAGGTTTATCTGCTGGTCAGAAAAAATTACCACCTGCTTTACAAAAAGCTATTCTTGCTAAACAAGGTAAGAAAAAAGATGAAGTCAAAGAAGATTTAGGTAAAGAAGATGATAAGATTGTAAAAGATGTTATCAAAGGTTTAAAAGGTGCTGTAGCCGCTCACGGTCAACAAGTTAAAAAATTAGATAAAGCTATGAAGAATGAAAAACTTGAAGGCGGTCAAAAGAAATTAGATAAAGATAAAGATGGTGACTTAGACGCAAAAGATTTTGCTATGTTAAGAAAGTCTAAAAACGAAGAAGACGCTTACGATAAAGATGATGAGAAACCAAAATCTAAACCTAAAAAAGAAGATGTTTCTGATATGAACAAAAAGAAACATGCTGCTTATAAAGATCCTAAAAAAGGTGAACACGATATAGTAGATCCTAAACCTGCTATGAAACAAACTAAAGAAATGTGGTCAAAAGCCGGTGATGATTTAGAAGAAACTAAAGATAAAGCTAAGTACATGAAAGTACCAGCACAAGACACTGACACTGAAATGCCACCAATAGAAAAGAAAAAAGTAAAAGTAAAAGCTTCTTACAAAATGATGAGAGATCAAATGAAAAAAGCTGAAACTGGTAGTAAAGAAACTAAAGTTGATACAGATCCAAGTATAGAGTATAAGAATTAAGGATAGACATGCCGAAAATATTTTGTGATATGGACGGTGTTCTATGTGATTTTAAAAAGCAAGCTGAAAAAGTTACTGGCAAACCTATTTCTCAATGGTCTTATGCTTCTAAAGCAGAAAAGTGGGATCCTATTAAGAAAAATTCTAAATTTTGGCATACTTTACCATGGATGTCAGGTGGTATTACACTTTGGACATTCATAAAAAAACACAATCCATCAATACTATCAGCACACGTTGAAGAGGTACATGATCCTAATTGTATACCTGGTAAGACTTATTGGGCTAGAACTAAACTAGGTCTAGGTGCTGGTAAAATTAACTTAGTAAAAAGATCACATAAACAAAACTTCGCTAAAATAGGCGGTGAGCCTGCTATATTAATTGATGATTATAAGAAAAACACAGATCAATTCACACAAAAAGGTGGTATAGGCATACATCATACCACACCTCAAAACACTATTAGAGAACTTAAAAAACTTGGTTTTAAGTAGTATCCTTTATAAATAGTAATACAAAATTAATAAATTGAGTACCATTAACAATAATTAAGGGGAGAGAATACTATGTCAAGTTGGACAGCAGCCGATTCAGCAGCAGGAGCACCATTATGGGCTTGTGCTAGTGCTGGATTAGCACCATCATCAGCAAATAGAACAAACTTATTTGAAGATTCTACATTGAGTAATTTTATATCAGGATCAACAATAGGTTTATTTAACTATGCCGCTGGAGAAATTATTGCTGGTTCACACCAAGGTTGGGTTTTAAAAACAACTGGTTCTGGTGGTAGAGCAAGCAGAGTTACAGGTGAAACATTAGTTTGTTTAACAAGTAACACATAATAACAATAATTTATAAGGGCAGAGATTAACACAGACAATCTGCCCTTATATATACTATATGAACAAAGTGATCTAGGTAAATGCCTAGAGTAGCATTCCCGAAAGGGTTAACAGGAGATAAAAATGGCAGATAAGAAAATAACGGCGTTGACCGATTTAGGTGACGCATTAGCAACAGCTGACTTGTTTCACGTTGTAGATGATCCTACTGGAACACCGATCAATAAGAAGATAGCAGCTGAAGATGTTTTTAATAACATACCAAGTTACCTTGGATTAAAACAAAGTTCACAAGCAATTACAGCAGACGGCTCAACAGCAACAGCAGTTGACGTTACATCAGCAATCACAGAGATAAACGCAACTTCAGCGACACACGCTGGCGCTATGGCTGACGGTGCTGATGGACAAATCAAAACAATCATTAACGTATCAACTAGTGGTACAAACAACGTAGTAATCACACCAGCTAATTTAAGAGGGTACTCTACTATTACTTTGAACGCACCAGGTGAAACAGTGACTTGTTTATTTAAAAATAGTAATTGGAATGTAATCGCAGGAAATGGTTACGCTTTAGCATAATATTGATCGGAGTATATAATGAGTATTGATTTAAAATATTTAGAAAATGAAAAGACAACTTTAACAAATGATTTTGAAACTACAAAATTAAGAATTAAAGAAACTGAAAACACTTTAGCACAGTTAAAAAGTAATTTAAATGCTGTCTTTGGTGCTATTCAACAGAATGATAAAATGATTAAACTATTAAATGACAATAATAAAGATCAAGCTAAAAAATTAGTACAGGTTTAAAATGAAAACATTTAAAACGTATAGTAAAGATAAAGACCTCAATGATTTTGAGGAAGACCTTATAGGTGAAAATCCACCTAAGACAGCAGACGCAATGAAGCGTCATAAAGCTGGCAAGGCAGGATTTACAGATAAGGCACATTTAAAAGCTAAAGGACTTATACCACGTGCTGATGGCACAAAAGTTAAGTCTGATAAGTACAAATAAGGAAAAGAAAAAATGAAAACTTTTAAGCAACATATAAAAGAGGGCGGATACAAGGGTGACGCAATGGGTGTTGGAACTGTTGGTGGAATGGAAAATTCTATTGAAGACAGTAACATAGGTCCTGCTAACATACACGATCCTGCCGTCTTAAAAAGAGTAAACGCTTTTGTTGGCGCAATTGCTGATATGGAATATTTAAAACCACAGCATGCTGTAGATACATTAAAAGAAAAACTAGGTAGAATAGGTTTATCTTTTGATTGTGAATTAGATGGCGACAAAGGCTCAAAAACAGTTGAAGTGAAGCAATTCGGAGGTAGATTTGGAAAAGATACCGACGGAACAGACGTAAATGATGATGGTATATCTCACAAAAAAGAAGGTGGTTTAAAAATTAAATTAGACCATGAACTTTTACAAAACGGATCATCTAAAGTTTACGCTAAATTAGTGTAATAGATGTTCAAAGAAATAACCAAAGATAATTGGCTTTTGTTTGCTCAAAACAGCTATGATAATCCTACTCTCTCAAAAGAAGTAGAGTTTTATGATGATATTAAAAGGTTCAAATATCTAAAAAGGTTATTTAGAAAGTATCAGATCACAGGTAACATAAAGGTTAGACTTGTTGTTAATCATGTGATTGTGTTACAAAACGTTTTTGGTGTTGAGGCTGCTGTTACTTTATTATTATTTAAAGTAGAAAAACAGTATTGGTCAATATTAAAAACTATCTTAGATTATCTAGGATATTTGTATACACACGAACTTTCAGATATACAAACTGACTATCGTATAGAAAGACTGTTAAAGGAACTGTAATGGCAAATAGAGTAGTAGATTCGTTAATAACTTATAGAATTGTTAAGTTGTTAGTAACACCTTTTAATAGGCAAGAGGCTTATAAAGAAGGTATTATTGATGATAAAGGCAAGACTTTAATTAAGTTTAAAAATTTAACGACTGAAAGACAAAGACAATCTTATACCTTTTTACATAGATTTATATTTAATTTAAAAAGAATATTAGGTAAAGTAGGTTTAGGTGGTCGTCTAGGTTCTTTTGCTACTGCCTTAGCATTATTAATAAAAGAAAACAAAATTACTGAACAAGAAAAAATATTGATTGAAGGTGCTGTTGTTTCATATTTAAAAGATGTAAAACAATATGACACTTTATTGAAAGAAGAAGGTGATGTTTTAGACATAAAAGATAAAGCCTATTGTACTTGTTTCGGTATTGAAGTTTTTGAAAAAGACGAAGAGTTTTACTCGGAGAAAGAATATGCCAAAACATTATAAAGAAATGATTGATGAAATCATCAATAAGATGGACGAAGACGCACCAGCTAATAACGCTAGTGGCAATGTTGATATGGCTCCTAACGCTGCTGTATCTCACTCACCTCAAATGATGAAAAGAAAAAAGAAACAAGGTGATGAACAAGAAAAAATTAAAAAGAAAATTGGTAATTTAATAAAAACCAATGAAGACTCAAACAATGTCATCTTAAATCAAATCAATATTGCTTTAGACAAAGCAGAAACTAAACTAGACGAAAAAGTTTATGGCAAAACTGAAATAAAAGTTGAGCCTCAATATAAAACATTTAGGGACAAATACAATGCCTAAGTCATTTAAAGAGTATGAAGAAATAGATAAACTTTGTGAAGAGTGTATCTTTGAACATGAACATGAGCCTTTAGAAGAGGCTGAGTATCAAGGTAAAAAAGTAAAATTGAACGACCCTATTAGAGGTGGTTCTAAAAAATTTTATGTTTATGTAAAAGATGGCGACAAAATAAAGAAAGTATCATTTGGTGATACGACTGGTCTATCTATTAAGAGAGACGATCCTGCTAGACGAAAGTCCTTTAGAGCAAGACATAGATGTGATACACCAGGACCAAAAACTATGGCAAGATACTGGTCATGTTATCAGTGGAGAGCTGGCGCAAAAGTAAATAATTAATGATTAAGTATATACTATTAAAAATTAATCACTACTCTACAGCATTGACTAGTTGGTCATGGCTGAAATTATATGGCGACAGAAAAAAAGGTTACGGTTACAAAAAGAAATGAAAACTTTTAAAGAATATATGAACACTATCGGTGGTATTAGACTAGGTAGTGGTTCTGATAATATTGTACCTCTTGCTAGTTTAGGTGATATTCCACCTAAAGGTCAAGGTGCTAAATATAGTCGTGGTGTATATGCTGCTTATTCTACACAAGCACCTGGTACAATGAGACCTTTTTTAACTGCTAATAAAGCAACTGCTAAGATGAAAGATCAATTAGATCAGTTAAAGAAAAAACTTAAATCATTTAAAGATAAGGCATTTAGAAAAACAATGTCAACAATTAAATCACCTTTGTTTGCTGGAGAAGACGCAAACAGAGTACCTAGAAAGCCAGGTCAAAAAGCTGGTAGTGATAAACATAGTGATCTATATACAGACGAAAACCCTAAAGGTACAATACACGGTCTTGGTTTTACAGATGGCGCAAAGGCTAGACAATCTGTAAGTAAGATTAAAGGGTCAGGTAAAACACACGCACATAAAATACAAGCGGCAATCGCTATGTCA